ACATGGAGATCTTCGACGAGGCGCAGATCCTGACCGTGCGCGCCTTGTCGAACCTCGTGCCGATCACCAACACGAGTCCGAACCCGCTGATCGTGTTCATGGGCAACCCGCCCAAGCCCGGCGACCCGTCGGACGCGTTCGAGGAGAAACGCACGCGCGCCCTGTCGGCGGGCGGCGTGCTGTACGTCGAGTTCTCCGCCGACAGGGACGCCGACCCGGACGACCGCGCACAGTGGGCCAAGGCGAACCCCTCGTACCCGGAACGCACCGACGAGGACGCGATCCTCAGGATGCGCGAGAACCTGCCGACGGACGCGTTCCGCCGCGAGGCGCTGGGCATCTGGGACGAGACCGCGACAAGCGTGGCCATCGACCCCGCCAAATGGGCGGCCGCGGAATCCATGCCGGAAAACCTGCCGGATGGGGGAACGTTGAATTTCGGCTTGGATATGCCGCCCGACCGCAGCGTGCTGACCATCGGATGCGCGATCCGCTACCCGGACGGTCGGGCGCTCGTCCAGATGGCCGATATCAAGGACGCGCGCCACGACGGCCTGCAGTGGGCGGTGGACTGGCTGGCTGAACGCTGGCTGAAAACGGCGAGCGTGGTTATCGACTCCCAGTCGCCGGCCACGAGCCTGCTGCCCGACCTCAAACGGGCGCACGTCAGGGCCACGGTGACCGGCATGAACGAGATGGGCCGCGCATGCGGCCGGTTCATGGACATGCTCAACGACAAAACACTCATCCACCTGCCCGACACGATGCAACCCCAACTGGCGGCCGCCGTCAAGGGCGCGACCATCCGCCCGATCGGCCGATCGGGCGCGTTCGGCTGGGACAAGCTCGGTTCTGACGTGGACATCAGCCCGCTGGTCGCCTGCACGCTCGCCCTCTGGGGCGCATACACGACAAAACGACACCCCGGACGCAAACAGGAGGTGATGTTCTGATGGTGTTCTACCTCGCCGACGGCACCCCGGTGTCCAGCGCTCCGAAGATCACCGGCAGCAGCTGGCTGGACACCGGATCGGCCAGCATAGGCGCCATCGGAGGCGTCGACGCCGTGGACATGCCCGTCATCCGCGAGCTGCTGAAGGTGTGGCGCGACAAATACCCGCGCAACGCGATCCGCGGAGCCTACTACGACTGCAAGGAACGGTTCAAGGATTTCGGCATCAGCATCCCCGACCGCATCAAAAGCAAGGTCGAGGCGATGATCGGATGGCCCGAACTGGCCGTGCGCAGCCTGTCCGACCTGTCCGACCTGCAGGGGTTCAGCGTCACGGGCGACGACACACTCGGCGTCAACGAGCTGTTCGACGACAACATGCTCGACGTGACCGCGGGCGAGGCCATCGTCAGCGCGTACAAGCATTCCTGCAGCTTCCTGACCGTGGCCGCAGACCCGGACCACACCGACCGCATCCAGATCATCCCCAGATCCGCCGACTGGTCGGCCGGAATCTGGGACCGGGCGCGCCACCGTCTCGCAGCAGCCCTGACCATCACCCAATCCGACGACGACGGAAGAATCTGCGGATTCAACGTATGGCTACCCGGCCGCAACTACGTGTGCTCCGCACGAATGGGCAAATGGAACGCCGAACGGTATGACACGGAATTCGACCAGCCCACGGTGGTCTCGCTGGCCTACGACAGACAGATGGACAGGCCATTCGGCCATTCTCGCATCAGCCGGAGCCTGATGAGCCTGGTCGACGCCGGCTTCCGCACCGTCGTCCGCATGGAAGCCAGCGCCGAATTCTACAGCGTGCCTAAACTGTGGTTCCTGGGCGCGAACAAGGACGCGTTCAGCACGAACACGTGGACCAGCCTCATCCAGGCGATCAACGCGATCAGCGCCGACGAGGACGGCAACATCCCGCAGATCCACCAGGTGCAGCAGGCCAGCATGACCCCGCACAGCGACATGCTCAAGACCATGGCCATGCTCGTCGCCTCGCAGACACGGGTACCGGTCGACTACCTGGGCATCACCCTGGACAACCCGACCAGCGCCGAGGCCATGGCCAGCGCGGAACGACGGCTCACCCGCATCGCCGACCGCCAGAACGTCAGCTTCGGCCGCGAGATCAAACGCGCCATGGGCATCGCCTGCGCCCTACGCGAGGGACAACACGAGATCCCCGACGCCATGCGCGACGTCTACCCCGTGTGGGCGCCCACCAGAGAGATCAGCGACGCCGCCCGTGCCGACGCGTTCACCAAGATCGCCGACAAGGTCACTGGATACGCCGACAGCGACGTGGGCCTCGAACGCCTGGGACTGAGCCACGAGGAGATCGTCCGGCTGAAGGCCGACCAGCAAAGGCGGCGCTCGCAGCGCCACATCGACCAGCTGATCGACAGCGTGACCGGATCCGGAAAGGACGTTGCCGATGGCGGAGAAGGAACGGCTCAGGGCGAATGACCTGCTGAAGGCGGCGCTTGAGAAAGCGGAGAACGACTACGAGACCAATCTCGACAACCTCATCGACGCCGCCACGCAGGCCATCGAGGACGCATACGATCAGGAAACCGGCTCATGGCGGGCCGGACGGGATCCGCGAGACATCATCCGGGAGTTCACCAGGGACGCCGTGGAGCTTGCCAACAGCTACTACGACGTGCAGCGGGGATTGTGGGAACGGTACGCCGGCCTCAGCCTGCCGGAGTTCGACCACGCCGACCCCGTGGAGGCCGACCGTGTCCTGTGGCAGCAGATGAAGGGGTTCTCCAACACCGACTTCAACGGCCTGACCTACAAGCAGGTCATGGCGGGCCAGTCCAGGGCCGGCCTGACCATCGAGGACCTGTGGCCCGACCTGTCGAACCCGGACGACGTGCAGCAGCTCATCGCCGACATGATCATGACCTCCACCAGGCTGACCACGCAGCGCAACCTGCGCACCGACCCCAGCGAGCCGAGATGGGCGCGCTTCTGCCACGGCGCGAAACCATGCGCGTTCTGCGTCATGCTCGCCAGCCGAGGATACGAATACCTGAGCAAGGAGACCGCCCAGCTCGGAGGCGGATTCCACGACGGCCACTGCCACTGCACGGTGGGCGTCAGCTGGGGAGCCGACAAGACGATCCTCGACAAACAGCGCGAATGGAAGGACATGTACAAGGCAGCCGTCGCCGAGGCCGGCGACGACCGCGACACCAACGCGGTCATGGTCGCCATGAACCACCTGTACCCCGACAAGCTGAGAGGAGGGGTCTACGAGCTCAGCTGTCCATGGCCCGAAGACGTGGTCCACGTCAGCGGAAGATTGTGGCGGCACATCATCGACGGCGATCCCACCGGCAAGGGCGGCCACGCGGCATGGGCCACCATCGAAGACAAAACCCATTTCCCCGACGATTGGGACGTGGAGAAGATAAAATGGGCCGTGAACGAGACCATAGCCTCACCCGACACCGACGAGCCGGGGGCACGGCCGATGAGCCGGCAGATGACCAAGACCATCGAAGGCGTGAAGGTGCTCGTGAAACTGACCCGCAGGAAGAACGGATGGCGCGTCAGCACCGCGTTCCCGGACGTAGCCGACAAGAGAGGGGTGAACACCTGATGGACATGCAGCGCCGATACCGTGACATGGCCGACAGGCTCAAACCCCTTGCGTGGGACCATCTGACCGCCAACCAGCAGGCCATGGTCGACGCGTGCCTGAGGGCGGGGGAGCCCTACGAGGCCATGCTCGACCTGCTATGGGTCGCGGGCGTCAGCGGGGCGGACAGGAACATCGTCGCCGACGCCGTGGCGCTGCTCGACGACGAGGACAAGGACGAATTCATGAAACTGCTCGAATAAGCGGTTCATGCTTATGCATCAAAAGCCATCACGGCATCGCCGTGGTGGCTTTTCTTATGCCCGGCAACGGGCGCATCGATTTCGGCGGCCCATGCCGTCCGGCGACCCTCGCCGCACGAGGGGAGAACGGGAACCGTACCGTGGCGGCCCGTGGCAACTCCACACACGGGACCAGAAAGGCATAGCAGATGTTCATGCACGCATGGAACCACAGCAACCGCATCCGCCTCATCGACGGGGGAGTGCCGGGCGGAGGCTCCGGCGAGGGCGATCCGAAGACGTTCACCCAGGAGCAGGTCGACGCGATCGTCGAATCCCGTCTCGCCAAGGAACGCGGCAAATACAAGGACTACGAGGAACTCAAGGCCAAGGCCCTGAAGTTCGACGAGGCCGAGAACGCCGGCAAGAGCGAGGTCGAGAAGCTCCGCGAGGAGAACGCCGCCCTGCAGAAGCGGATCGACGACGCCGCGGCCGAAAAGCAGCACGCCGAATGGGTCGAGGAGGTCTCCAAGTCCAAGAGCGTGCCCGCCGGCCTGCTGCGCGGCTCCACGCGCGAGGAGCTGGAGGCCCACGCCGACCTGCTGTCCGCCGCCCTGCACCCCAAGTCCAAGGCATCACCGATGCCCAACCAGACAGCCACCCCGAACAACCCCAAGACCGAGGACTCCGACGCGAGCCTGCGCTCCTACGTGGGCCAGCTGTTCGGACGAAACGAATAACCGAAAGGACCAATCATCATGGCAATGGACACCACCAAGATCAAACTGCCCCACGAAGTGGCCACCGTCATCACCAAGAAGGCCAAGGACACCAGCACCATCGCCGCGCTCAGCACGGCCGAACCCCAGCTGTTCCTCGACAAGGACTACATGGTGTTCAACGGCAGCAGCGAGGCCGAGGTCGTGGCCGAGGGCGCGCAGAAGAGCAGCTACGAGGAGACCCTCACCCCGGTCGTCGGCAAACGCTTCAAGGTCGTCACCACCACGCGCGTCACCTCGGAGCTCAAGTGGGCCGACGAGGACAACCAGCTGCAGATCGTCAAGAGCATCCAGGACGACCAGGCCAAGGCATTGGGTCGAGTGCTCGACTACGTGGTCTACCACGCGTTCAACCCCAAGCCCAAGACCACGCTCGACGGGTTCACCGCCCTGTCCGCGTCCGCCGTGCAGGTCACGTCCGAAGGCGACGAAGTGGCCGACATCGACGCGCTGGCCGAGGCCGTGTCCGACGAATACGACATCAACGGCATCGCCCTGAGCAAGACATGGGCCGCTCAGCTGCGCAAGCTGCGCGTGCCGTCCACCGGCATGCGCCTGTACCCGGAGATCCCGATCAACCTGCAGGTCGGCAACCTCGACGGCATCCCCGCCGCCACCAGCGGCACCGTCAACGGCCGGCTGATCACTCCGGACACTAAGGTGCTCGCGTTCCTGGGCGATTTCAGCCTGATCAAGTGGGGCATGGTGCGCGACATCACCAGCGAGATCATCGAGTACGGCGATCCGGACAACACCGGCAAGGACCTGAAGGGCTACAACCAGATCGCCTACCGCACCGAGGCGATCTACTCGTACGCGATCCTCGACCCCAAAGGCATCGCCGTGCTCAAGGCGGGTGAGTGACCGTGGCGTACCCGTCCCAGACCCTCATCGTCCAGAAGCCCGGCAAAAAGAAGAAGCCCGGCCCGTTGAGCATGCCCGTCGACCTCGTCAACCCAGACGGCAGCCCGTTCACCGGCGGCGGCGACTCCGCGATCGCGTCCGTGCAGGTCACCGTCGACGACAACACCGGCACCCCGTCCTGCACCGGCAGCGTCGCTGACGGCGTCCTGAAACTCGCCTTCAAAAACCTCAAAGGCACCGCAGGCGCAGCCGGAGCCAAGGGGGACAAAGGCGACAAGGGAGACACCGGCCCAGCGGGACCCGCCGGCGCCGACGGCACGAGCTTCACCAAATGCGCCGCCGTGCCCGACGTGAGCGGCGTGGACGCGGCCGCCGCGATCGCGACGGTCAACGCGCTGCTCGCCAGCCTGCGCGCGGGCGGCGTGCTCAACGCGAGCTGACCGAAGGGAGGCGTGACATGACGGACGACGAGAAACCGCCGGAGCCTCCCTTCGCCACCACCGAGGATCTGGAAGCCCGATGACATCCGCTCACCGAGTCCGAAACATCGAAGGCGCGGACGCTCCTGGATGACGCGTCGGACAAGATCATGAGCGAATGCCCCGATTGGCGCAGGCTCCGTCCGGCCACGCTCCGCCGCGTCTGCTGCGCGATGGTCAGACGCGCCATGACCGCCGACGCGACGGGGATACCGGACGGCGCCACCCAGTTCAGCCAGACCACCGGATCGTTCACCGACTCGGTCACCCTAGCGAACCCCAACGGCGACCTCTATCTCACCTCGGGCGAACGCCGCGACCTTGGCGTCGGCCGGCAGCACGCCTTCTCGATCGACATGAGCAGCGGGGAGGTGCACGCATGATCCCGTCGGACTACGAGACCGTCGACGTCAAACGCGCCACGGTCACATTGGATGATGGCGTGCGCACGCCCGGCGAGCCCGTGCACGTGGGCTCGCTGGGCATGCTGGTCGCGCCCGGCTCGTACGAGCGGGAGGACGAGGTCGGCCGCCGCACGGTCGCGTTCGGCGCCGACCTGTACCGGCGCGGGCAGCTTCCATTCGACATCCACACGGGCGACCTGCTGCTCGTGCGCGGACGCCTGCTGACCGTCACCAGGACTCCGGAGGAATGGTGGCGCGGCGACCGCGTCATCGGCGTCCAACTGCACGCCGAAGAGGGGAGAAGCGTGTTATGAGATTCGCCAAGTTCGTGCTGCATAGGAAGAACGTGCAATCACAGCTGCTGAACAACTCCAAGATTCTCGACAATGTCGAGAGGCAGTGCGTCGCGGCCGCCGGAGGCGACGACCGGATTAGCGTGTACCGGAATCCGCCGGGCGTGACCGACCGCGGCAACGTGGTCGTCACCGCGCCCATGGGGCTGGAGCAGAGGCACGGCACGCTCTCCCGCATACTGGGGAGCGTGAAGCTATGATGCCGCATCTGATCGGCCTCGACCCGTCCGACATGCTGTACAAGGGGCTGTCATCCGTCTTTCCGGAGGTCGCGTTCGGCTGGGACATGCCCGAGGGCGACGGGCCCAAGTGCCTCATGGTCTTGGATCCGGGCCGGTATCCGACCCCGGTCACCCAATCCATGACCCTCCGCCTGACCGTCGTCGACCGCCATGCTGACGGCAGCGGCGACTGGGCGGCGGCATGCGCCCTGACCCGCCGCATCCACCGGTGGCTGCTCCAACATGCCACCGACTACCCATTGTGCGCCGCGGAGGTGCAGTCCGGGCCATTGCGCACCTATGACGACCGGCTGGGCTGCGAGACCGCGTACAGCACGGTCCTGCTGACCGTCGTCGCCACCACATCCACCAACACGTAAAGGAGCCAATCATGGCAGAAAACAACACCGGCGGCACCGCCAAGCCGACCGCCGCCAGCAATCTGGAAGCCAGCCTGCTCGCCGCCGGCGGCGTCGGACTCGAGTTCGTCGGCAACGGCAACAACGCCGACCTCGTCAGCCTGATCAAGGAGGCGGCGATCTTCAAATACGACGTCGACGCGGAGGACGTGGGCACACTCGGCCCCGAATGGAAGCCCGGCAGCGGCAAGCAGCCGCTCGGCTACTTCTCGGAGGACGGCATCACCATCCATCCGGAGGCGGGCGACGACAACGACTTCACCGCGCACAACGGCGACACCGTCGTCAACATGACGTCAGGCGGCTATTGGACGTTCCAGTTCGCCGCCTTGGAAGGCAAGAAGGAGGTCATCGAGACCTACTTCGACACCGCCGTCCAGTCGGATGGCAGCATCACCGTCGACACGGGCGACATCAAGAAGTACGCGCAGTACGTGATCGCCGGCCTGACCCAGACGGAGAAGCTCATCCTTCTGCACATCCCCAAGGCCAAAGTCAGCGAACGCGACGACATCGCCTGGACCATCTCGGATCTGCAGAACTTCAACATGACCCTGCGCGCGTTCAAGGGCGGCACCACGGCGCCGTACCTGTTCAAGGCGTGGGGCTTCGCCCAGGACGTGCCCGCAGCCGGCTGACCCACGGCACGCCCCATGATTCCACGCCCCGCACGCTTCCTCCTATCGGCATGCGGGGCGTTTCCATACCCGCAGATAGGAGAGCACGAAGATAGGAGACCATCATGGCCGAGACCGTCATCACCCCCAGCAGCATCAGCGAATCCGACGACCCGCGTCCGGTACGCATCCAATACGGCGACGTGAGGATGCGCCTGCCCCGGCTCAACGACAGCACCCAATTGCCTCTGACCATGATCAGCGCCGGACTCATGGTCGTCAGCAAGGGGTGGGACAACCTCACGCAGGAGGAGGAGATCAACTTCATGGCCGTCATCCTCGCCTACCTGATCCGCGAATACCCGCTGCTCGAGATCGAGATGGACAGGAAGAGCGGCGACAAGCTCAAGGACATCGGCCTGATCGTCAACGCGTGGGCCGACGCGAGCGTGGCCGACCCAAAAGCCTGATCCTCATCAGCCTGTGGATCGACCACCGGGCCGCCCTCCAATACGACTGGCATAGGGCATGGGGCGGCCCGCTCGACCTGAAGACCCTGTCATTGCATGAGGCGTGGCCCATGTGCCGGGAGATCCTCAAGGACCGCTCATCGCACAGCTTCGCCGCCCTGGCCGGGTGGAGCTTCATCCCCGACCCGGCCGACAAGTACATCCACGCCGCCAACCAGGGCGCGGCCAAACACAGGAAACTCACGCCCGCGTGGGAGAGGCCCGACAAACTGCTCGGACCCGAACACGCGGCGGCCCGGCCGGCACCGAAGCGTGACGAGAGGCTGCGCGGCAGGCTCAAGGCGCGGCTCGGACTCCACGACTGAAAGGACGGTGGTCGTCGATGGCGCAGGATCTCGGCACCGGGTACATCCTCATCCAGCCTTCCACCAAGGGGTTGGGCAAGGCCATCGAGGATCCACTGGCGTCGGCCGTCCAGTCCGCGTCAAAGTCGGGCGGCAAGACCATCCTCAGCCGGATAGGCGGCGCGTTCACATCGGTCGGCAAGGTCGGACTGGCCGCGATCGGCACGATCGGCGGCGGGCTCGCCGCCCTGACCGCCAAGGGCGGGTTCGACCGCGCGCTGAACATCGAACGCGCCCAGACCAAGCTCAAGGCCCTTGGGCACGACACGCAGAGCGTGGACGCGATCATGGACGACGCTTTGAAGAGCGTGCAGGGCACCGCGTTCGGGCTGGGCGATGCCGCCAGCGTCGCCGCCACAATGGTCGCCAGCGGCATCCAGTCCGGCACCCAATTGGAGACCGTGTTGGGCACGGTGGGCGACGCGGCGCAGATCGCCGGCGTCGGATTCAAGGACATGGGCGTCATCTTCTCGCAGGTCGCCGCCAAGGGCAAGCTCCAGGGCGACGAGATGCTGCAGCTCATGCAGGCCGGCATCCCCGTCCTCCAATACCTCGCCGACCACTACAAGACAACGACCGCCGAGGCGCAGGAGATGGTCTCCGCCGGCAAAGTGTCGTTCGCCGACTTCGAGGCCGCGATGCGCGAACACATCGGCGGCGCCGCCCAAAGCGCCGGCGAAAGCTTCGACGGCATGGTCGGCAACGTCAAGGCCGCCCTCAGCCGCCTGGGCGAGGGCTTCGCCACTCCGCTGATCAACGAGGCCACCAAGCTCTGCGGACACGTCATCCCCCTGATCGACCAGGTCGCGGGCAGCGTCGACGGATTGGCCGACAGGTTCTCCGGGCGACTGTCCGAAGCGGCCGATTCGCTGGCCGGCATCCTCGACTGGCTCAACCAAGGGCTCGAGGACGGCAGCCTGACCATGGGCGACCTCGCCCGGCAGGCCGGCCTGCTCGCTGGAGGCATGACGGTATTGGCCGGAGTCGGAGGCAACGTCGACGGCATCCTCGCCGTGTTCGATACCCTCGGCTCCGCCACGACGAAGGTCGAGGGCGTGCCCAAGGCGTTCGAGTCGCTCAAGGGGCCGGTGTCCGCTGTCGGAGGCCTGTTCTTCGACCTCGCCGGCCGTTGGGGTAACGCGATGGGACTCATCGACGCGAACCTTGGCGGCATCTTCGGCATCATGAGCAACCGGATCAAGGGCGGCATGAGTGAGGCGGGGACCACGCTTGCCGGCCTGTTCGATTCGAAGATCTACGCGCCCGCGAAGGTGGAGATGATGGATCTCGGCGACAAGCTGAGCGCACCGTTCAAGTCGATGGCTGGCAAGGTGAGCGGCTGGCTGTCGCCGGTCACCAGCTCGTTCTCCACCGCGTTCAACGGGTTCGGCACCCAATTGGGCGGCGCGATGCAGGGCGCGCTGTCCACGGTGGGGAGCGTCGTATCGAAATTTTTCAACCCGGCCAGCTTCATGAAGTTCGTCGGCATCGGTGCGATCGTCGCGGCGCTCGTGGCGGGATTGGGCATGCTCGACCAGAGCATGCAGGGCCAACTATCCTCCATGATCGAGCAGATGGCCGCCAAGGGGCCGGAGATTATCACGAGGATAGGCGAGGGAATCACCACCGCGCTACCCGGGCTGATCGCGTCCGGAGCGCAGATCGTCGTCGGATTGGCCAACGCCCTGACCGCGAACCTGCCCGCATTGCTGACCGTGGGAGGCCAGATCCTCAATGGGCTCATGCAAGGCCTGGCCACCGCGCTGCCCACGCTCATTCCCGCCGCGGCGACGCTCATCACCACGCTCCTGCAGGGCATCGTCGCGCAGCTCCCATTGCTGCTGCAGGGAGGACTGCAGCTCCTGCAGGGACTGATCCAGGGCATTGTGGCCGCATTGCCGACGCTCATCGCGGCCGTGCCGATGATCATCCAGACGCTCACGACGAATCTGGCCTCCGCGTTGCCGCAGATCATGCAGACCGGCATGCAGATCCTGCAAAGCATCATCCAGGGCGTCGTCTCGACGATCCCGCAGCTGGCCGCGCAGGTCCCGACGATCATCAACACGATGGTCAACGGGCTGACGTCGAATCTGCCGCAGATCGTGGAGCAGGGCGTGCAGATGATCATCAGCCTCGCCAACGGGCTGATGGACGCGCTGCCCCAGCTGCTCGCGCAGGTGCCTGTGATCATCGCGAACCTCGTGTCCACGCTCGCCGCGAACCTGCCGCAGATCCTGCAGGCCGGCGTGCAGATCATCGTCAGCCTCGCCGGCGGGCTCGTGCAGGCCGTGCCGCAGCTGATCGGCAAGATCCCCTCCATCATCAGCCAGATCACCCAATCGTTCACCAGCGTGGACTGGGGGTCGGTCGGCATGAACATCATCAAGGGCATCGGATCCGGCATCGCCTCGGCGGCGGGGAGCCTGGTCGACGCGGCGGTGAACGCGGCGAAGAGCGCCATCGACACCGTCAAGGGATGGCTCGGCATCCACTCGCCGTCCACGCGCTTCCGTGACGAGGTCGGCCGCATGATCGGCGAGGGCCTCGCCATCGGCATCCGACGGGAGACCAGTACGGTCAGCAAGGCGGGCAGCGAGCTCGCACGGGCAAGCATGCCCGCGTCGATCCCGTTGCCGGGTTTCGACGAGTCGGCGTTGCGCGCATCCGTCCAGGAGACAGCCACGCGCTACCTGCCTGTCCTCAATACTGCCGCCACGGCGTCCGGACATGCTCCCACGGCGCGGGGAGAATCCATCGTGACCGTCAACATCGACGCGCAAGGGACCGACCCGGACGTGCTCTACGCCATGTTCGAGACCCGGACACGCGCCGCGATCGACAAATGGGGGATATGATGCGCATACAACTCATCGCCGATGGTGATGTCATCACCCTTGTCGACAACCGTCTCGACCGGCACGGCGACGCATGGATACGGAAAGACGGCATCAGCGGACTGTACGGGGCGACCAAACCCAAGGAAACCGCCAGCGGCATCCCGCAACAGGACGGTGCCTACTGGCCGAGCCGACTCACCGCATCACCACGCACCATCACCATCGACTGCGTCACCCATCGCGGATTCACCGTCGACGCGATGCGACTCATCGATAGGATTAACGCGCTCGCATACCGGCAGGTGACCCTGCTCGTGGAGGACGCGTCCGGCAGTAGGACATTGACCGGTTGGATCGCGGACAACCCGTCGCAGACGCTGCTCACGCGGCTTGACGCGATGACGTTCAGCTTGGTCGTCTACTGCCCCGACCCGAACCGGTACGGCGAGACCGTCTGCTTCCCCACGAGCGGCGGCATATGCCGGGTATGGAACGAAGGCAACGCGCCCACATGGCCGAAGGCCGTCGTATCCGGCCACGTGACGACGTTACGGCTCGCCATGGGCGACGCAGGAGAAGTACGGTGGCAGGGAGATTCCGACGGACTCGAACTGGACTTCCGCGACATGATCCCCAGTGATGGGGCCATCGTCAAGGACCTGGCCTTCCCCATACCACCGGGCTACCATCCGGTGACGGTGTCCGCCGATTCGGGGGCAACGGTCACGATGAACTTCAGACCAGCATGGAGGTAACGATGCCGTTCGAACAGATCCCGCCATCGACCGTGCACGCGTACGACATCACGACCGGCGCGCACCTGACCCGCCTACCCTATACGTCCTGCCGGTGGAGCGACGGGCTGAACGCGGCCGGCAGCATGACCGTCGGCGTCGACTATTCGAAGACCGCCGCCCGGCAGGACCTGTGGGAGCTGCTGCGCTGCTGGAAGGTCATCCTCGCCGTCCAACGCGGCGACCGGGTGCTGCACGCCGGCCCCCTGACCTCATACACGTGGGACGCGGAGAACCGCGGCCTCTCCCTCGACTGCGGCGGATGCCTGACCCTCCTATCAAAGCGCCTCGTCCTTCCCCGCGGACTCAGGGACACCTGGCGCGACGGCCCGATCCTCGTCGACGAACAGCACCCCGCCAGCGGCATGGCCCTCACCCTGACCGGCTCATACCCGGACATCATCCGCGGCCTGATCGACGAGACCCTCCAATACGGGCCTCTGCCCATCACCCTGCCCGCCATCCAAGGCGGCGAATACACGCGCACCTGGTACGCATGGGACCTCGCCACCGTCAGCGACCGCATCACCGACATCACCAACCTCGAAAACGGGCCCGAAACACGCTTCGACCCGCGCATCAAGCCGGACGGTAGCCTGACGTTCGACCTCACGGCCGACCCCCAACCCACCCACCACCAATGGAACACCATCGTCCCCGGATCACGCGCCATCCTCACCAGACTGGACGGCGACGGCGCCGACATGACCGGCCAGGTCTGGGCCACCGGCGGCAAGGACGACGACAAGACCCTCATGTGCCGACGCACCACCACCATCCCCACCGACGCGGGCTGCATGTTCCTGCAGACCAAGGACACCCAACACGCCACCGTCAGCGACCTCACAACACTCCAAACCCACGCGCTCGCCGACCTCGCCCACGGCGCGTGGCCCGCGGAGACGTACACGGTCAAGGTCGGCGAGGAACACGACGTGAGGGTCGGTGACACCGCCGACCTGACCGTCGACGACGACCACCTCGGCGCGAGGACCATCCCGTTGAAGATCACCGACGTGAGCGGCGACGCGTCAAGCGACTGGCTGACCGTCCAGGCGCAGGAAAGGACCGACCAATGAATGACACCGACACCGTCACCGTCATGCCGTTGGCGGCCGCGGGGAGCGCGGCCGTATGGTGCGGCGACCAGACCGCCGCCGGCGAGGGCGCGTCGGACACCGCCCACCGGTATTCCACGCTCGCCTCGGGCGCGCTCGGCCTCGACGAACGCAACCACGCCGTATCGGGCGCGGGGTGGATGGTTGAGGGGAACACGCTCGACGTCCAGCTCGACGCGGGCGCGGACGCGGCATCCGGCGTGGCGGTGGGCTACGTGTTCCTCATGGCCGGTCTGCTGGATTCGTTCTCCAATGTGGCCAGCATGCAGCAGGCCGTCGCGGACACGATCGCGCACGCCGCCGCACTGTTCCCCGGGGCGCGGATCGTGGTGGGCTGCGGGCCCGGCTGCATCCCCGACGGCACGGACGACACGACTGTGTCGGACCAGTCGCACGTGCTGACCGCGATACGCCTCGCGGCCGACCAGGCAGGCGCCCTGTGCATCACGGACATGCGCGCCATATGCGGCAACGACCCAAGCCTGCGCGCCGACGGGATCAGCCCGAACGACGCGGGCCACGTCCGGCTCGCCCAAACCATCGAAGCGGCGGTGCGCGAGGACCAGGGAGAACCATTGGACACGCCCGTCACCGACCTCAAACGCAAATACATATCCGGCGGCAACAGCTGGACCGCCGGACAGATCCAACGACTCAACCGCCGTGAGGCGGAGAAGCGTGAGGCGAACCGTCCGACCGGCACCGAGCTGAACCAGCTGACCTCGAAACTGGACGAGCTGACCCGCGCGCAGGGATTGCAGCAGGTCATCCTCCGTCAGCAACAGGAACAACTCCGCCAACAGCAGGAGATGCTCGACCGGCAGCAGCAGCAACTCAAGCAGCAGCAGGACGCGCTCGCCAGTCAGCAGGAACAGCTGAAGCAGCAGCAGGAGCAGTTGTCGGGTGTGGTGGGCCAGCAGGGGAGCACGCTCGCCTCGTTGCAGTCGTTGACGGCCCGGTTGGACACGATCCAGAACCAGATGTTGCAGACGATCGGCGTGAACCTGCAGACCCTGTTCAATCGCACGGACCAGCTGCTGGAGCGCGTGCAGGCGCTCGAGGACCGCGGAAGCGTCGGCGCGTGACAAGGAAGGAGACGTGAATCATGGCGACTGTGGGCAGGAAGGTCGGGCGTCTGGACGTGCGCTTGGTCCGGGGCGATTCGGAGCGTCTGGGCGGGCATTGGCGGCAACGGTATCCGGACGGGACCGTGAAGGCGGTGGATCTGGGCGCGTGGAGCGGCGTGGTCGAGCTGCGCAGCCCGGACGGGAGCGAGTTGTGGTATTCGCGCGCGTGCGGGGAGATGACGTCGGACGGGTACGCGATAGCGGACCTGCCGCCCTCCGCGTTCGAGGACGCGATCTGGTCGTCGCGCCGGTATGGCCAGTGGAAGGTCACGGTCACGTCGCCGGATGGCGGGACGAAACGCACGTTGGGCTGGGGCTATTACGCCCTGTCGGATTGAACTACTAACGGAAAGGATCTGGTATGGCTGAGCAGATAGTCGACATCATCGAGGCGAACATGCCCGCCTCGTCCGACGTGGTCGCCGCCGCGAGGTCCGCGGCCGGCGCGGTGGCGTTGGACGCGTTGTCGGGCAAGGTCGACAAGACCGGTGTGGGGCAGGTGACGATGCTGAACCTGAGCAACGAGGTGAAGGAGGCGTTGACCGGCGGGAGCGTGCCGGTGGTGGGCGATGGCAGCGTGTATCCGGGCGCGATCCAGGCCGGGGCGGTGACCGATGACAAGATCCCGGTCGGCGAGGTCACGTCCAAACGTGTTTCCGCCGTGTCCTGGTTGTCGTTCGAGCGGCTCACGTCGTGGGAGAACATGCTGGACGTGCGTGGTTGCGAGGCGTTCAGAAGCTCCTCGATCGGGACGACCGGCAACGAGCTGACCGTCGCCTCCGGTGATTCGATAAGGATCAAGCCCGTTGCCGGTGATTCCTGCATGGCGTTCCTAGTCCCGATTCTCGACGTTCCCGGTGAGATATCCGTGAAACTGCGAGTATGGCCGAAACCGGCGCGGTCCGTCTCCAGTCCGACCAACTTCACCCCTGGAATGTCGGTCAGGATCTGGGATGCCCGGACTGGCGCCCAGAATGATCTGGTGCTCGGTAGCGTTTACATGAAGGTCGACGACGGTCTGACGGTCGTGTACCGGAGCGACGGCAATCCGTACGGCAACGCCTTTCTCTTCGTCCAGATCCCCGTCGAAGCGTCGGACTTGGGGAAGGTGTTCTCCATCACGATGCTCGCTTCGGGAGGGCATGGGTTGTGCTTGGGGTCTGAACCCGTGGGATTCGAGCGCGTGACCCCCACGGTGTTCGGCGATTTCGCCTGCATTCGTGGCATCGTGAGCGCGAACGGGACCGTCGACGGTGATGCCGCGACATGGACGCCGACCGCATCGCAGGGCGGCGTGTCCTCGTCGGCAGCGTTGTCGAAGCTGGTGGACGCGTCGATGGGGATGCTCGAGGTCGCGTTCCACTGCGACCGCGAGGTCGTTGTGTACGCGTTGACCAAGGACGACGGAAACGTGCTGCACCAGCACGGCGACCTGATGCAGAGAGTCGGGCCGGGCGACGTGAGGGTCGTATGGGATCTGGCCGAGATCGACGCGCACAAGGGTTACCCCATCGACCGTGTATGGATCATGGGCACGAAACAGGTCGAGTACCGCATCACCGGGGTGTCGTTCCGCATGGTCGACGAGTTCGACGGTGACGGCGACCTGCGCGGCACGCTGCGGCGCATCCAATCCGCCGCCTCCAAGCCGGCCGGACAGTTGAGGCTCGTCAGCCCGGACGGCACCCGGTGGCGGCTGACCGTCAGCGACGACGGCGTCCTGGGCGCGGTCGCCGACACGCGCGTCGTCACGAACGTCGCCATCCTCGGCAACAGCCTGACGGCCAACGGGATCGCGGGATGGTCGTGCGGCATGGCAGCGAGCGGCCCCGAGACCGACTGGGTATGGCTCACCGTCCAGCGCCTCAAGGAACGCAACCCTGCCGTAACGTTCCACTGCTGGGACGACGAGGACCGGAGCGGCGACACCGTGAGCAGGGACAGCTGCAACCCGTTCGAGACCGACGCCGGGCAGGCGAGCATCGCGACACTCGTCGGGAACGTCCCCGCGGACGCGGACCTCGTCATCCTGCAGATCGGCGACAACGTCAACACCGAGGAGCGCAAGACCAAATACCGGGCCAACATCAACGGCCTCATGACCGCCATCCGCGCGAAGGCGCCGGACTGCATCCTGGTGTACCTGGGCAGCTGGTTCACCAAACCCGACCTCGAGACCGAGGTGTCCGAGGCGTGCGAACGATCCGGCGCGCTCCGGGTCGACATCGCCGACCTGAACACCCAGGCCAACCAGAACACGGTCGGCGCGTCCTGCACCTGGCCAGACCGCACCACGCACGTCATCGACAGCAGCGGCGTGGCCATGCACCCCGGCGACCCCGGCATGAAGGCCATCGCCGACCGGCTCTGGCAGACCCTCGACCCACTCGTCAAACAAGCATGAAGCCACAACGGAAAGGAGACATCACATGACCATCAGGCCGGTTTGAAGGGGCGGTGGGGGAGCCATGTGCCGTTCTTCGGCGACAGCATCACCGCGGGGTACCTGTCCGGCGGCGTGACGTTCAGGGATGTCCTGTCGTCCACGTTCGGGTTCGAGGACCACAACTACGCGGCCGGCGGCGAGGAATTCTACCGTGCCGGCCAGTCCGGCGGGGACATCGCCCACGAGGTCGCCAACAGCGAGTCCGACGACTCGTACGACCATTCCCGCGTCAGGCTGGCAGTGGTGTGCGGCGGCGTGAACGACGTCGACCGTGACGTCACGAAGGGGCGCGACGGCGTGCGCCGCGTGATGGAGGCGATCCGCGGCGAGTATCCGAACGCGACGATCCTGCTCGCCTCCGGATTGGGAGGCGCGTTCGACCCGACCTACGGGAGACTCGACCACAGGAACGTCGGCTATTACGACGCCATCGTCTCCGAAGGCATGGCCCGCGGCGCCATGATCGCGCCGGACGCCTTCACATGGGTCGGGACGGACGACGCGCTCCTGGCCGACGGCCTGCACCCGAACGCTTCAGGACACCGCGTCATCGGCGCGTACCTGTCCAACATCCTCGCCGGACTCTCCGACCCGACGGCCGTGACCGACGCGTCGGGCCAGATCTCGAAGACGGCCGACCAGGACACTCTGGACGCCAGGCTCCACGTGGCGGGCCGGTCCGTGCGACTGTACCTGCACCTGTGGCGCATCCTTACGGACGCCGACTTCGACGAATCCTTGGGCGGCGTCGGATTCGTCATGTGCCGGACGCCGAACTGGCTCGAGCTCCCCGGATACCGGACCGGAGCCGTCATCGGCTTCGACGGAGAATTCAACACGCTGAACCAGCACTACTGGTCGATCGGCGACGGCTCCGCCCGCATTGTCATCCGACAGTCCAGCGGCGGCAGACAGATGGAGACCGGGATGAAACTCGACATCTACATCTCCATGGACGCGGCCCTTACCTGACAGGCGCGTGGCATATCCGTCTGACATCGAAACGGACGGACAAACCGTATGCGTCCCGTCACTCGGAGTCCGGATACCGTTCCCACAGGTACGGTATCCGAACGGCAGAGTACGGCGTCCGGACGTGCAAACCACCATGTTCGAACCGGGCCTACGGCCAAGTCCAAACATGGTGTTCGGGGAGAAGGCGGCGTCACCGTTCGACCAATGAGAGACGCGCCTGGAGAATCGACGGGAGATCCGCGTCGGCGTCGCCCAGGACGCACAGTTTCGCCAACTCGATGCCGATCGACGTGAACGCGTACGTCGGGCGGTATCCGCGCAGCTGGTCGGAATCGTTGCGCAGCGTTGCCGGCGTCGCGTTGACGCGGATAACGCATGTGGAGTTTGGCGGCACGTAGACGTCCGGAGCGTGACCCGGCATCTGCGTGGTCAATCCGGCGTCTTCAAGCATTGATACCTCGCTCAGTGGTATCCCGTTCGCCCCGGCCCCGCATTCGAGTGGGGACTGCAGCAACGGGACGGGCACCCATCGGCCGGTCTGGTCCCGAATCTCGACGCTCCATGAACAAAGGACACGTAACTTCCTTGCTTCCGTCCCGTTCATGCCCTTGAGCGTCGCAAGCGATCTTTTCGAAAAACTCCCGGCGGACGTGATCTCCTCGTCCAACAATTGCGCCCATAACGCACGTATCTCATCCTCGTACGCGTGCGAGGCCCCGTCCTCGAACGCGTCGAGCCAATCCTGTTGCGGCATGGTGCCGGTATCGTCCCTTCCCTGGCGCGCGTCCCGGACGATGGAGAGCACCTCGGTGAGATTGTCCAGCCTTCTGGCCTCAGCGACGTACTTCGCGTACAGCAGGTCCCTCACCTCGTCGGGCATGTCCGTCCCGTACAAGGACTCGTACCGTTCGACGGCAGCGTCCACGTCCTTCGACCGGGAACGACGGTCAAGCCATCGTCCCAATCCCCAGTAGTCCGCGATGCTCCCGAGGACGCCGGAAGCTTTTCCCGCGACGTCGGTGATCCTTCCCGCGGCGCCGACGGCCGATACCACATCACTCATACCTCAGAGCATACGCCGAAAGGACCGATCCATGACCCCTCCATCCGGCACCCCGTTGTGGGCGGTGATCCTGATCGCGATCGTGCCGAGCCTGGCCACGATCGTCGTCGCGGTCATCCAATCCAGGCAGATCCGCGGGCTGCGCGACCAGCAGTCGGCCACGAAGTGGGAGATCACGAACGACCATCAGGCGCCGCTGCGCGAGGACATGGACGAGAAGCACAAGCGGGTCATGGACGCGATCGACGGGCTGCGTGACGACATGAACGGCGAGTTCAAGACGGTGAACGAACGCGTCGCCAACGCCGAACGCGAGCACCTGGAGCTGCGCGAGGACATCCGCGAACTGAGGAGGCATCGATGATCGTCATCGTGATGATAGTCGCCGTAACCGTCGTGTTGATGTTCGTGCGCGGCGGCGACGACCGCTGGTAACAGCCAGCCAATCAGAAATTTCGCCCCACCCAACCGGGTGGGGCTTTTCCATATCCATCAACGGTAAGGAGAGGAATTGGACATCAAGAACAAGAGCAAGCCGAGCCTGATTACGCGGATCCTCGCGGTCGTCGTCGCCCTGCTGCTCGGCGTATCGCCCGCGACCGCCCTGGCGGATGCCGGCGTGGACGTAAGCAACTGGCAGGGGTGCGTGAACGCGCCCGCGTTGAAGGCGGACGGTGCGGACTTCCTGATCGCGAAGGTCACGGAGGGCAACGGGTACACGGATCCGGTCGGCGACTGCAACATCCAGGCGGACATCGACGCGGGCATGTACACGGGCGCCTACCATTTCGCCCGCCCCGACCTCGGCAATTCGCCGGAGGCCGAGGCCGACTGGTTCCTGAGCCAGACGGTCGGCTACCGTGCGCAGCACGTGCTGCCGATCCTGGACTGGGAGCCGGGCGGGGCCTACAACGGCTGGACGTGGTGGGCCAAGCGCTGGCTGGACCGCGTGCATGAGGTGTGGGGCGTCAAGCCGCTCATCTACATGTCGGGATCCGTCGTGACGTCGAACGACTGGAGCGCGGTGGTCGCCGCCGACTACGGCCTGTGGCTCGCAGCCTACCCGAACGGGTACGCGGCCGAGACCATCCGCGAGGCCGGGTCGCCGACGTGGAGCACGGGCCAGTGGCCGTTCGCCGCGGTCTGGCAGTACACCAGCTCCGCGTACGGTGGCGGCATCGGCCCGTTGGACGCGAACACATTCTACGGGGACGCGACCACATGGGCCGCCTACGCCGGCGGGAACCCGGCGCAGCCCGACGGCAGCGCCGTGGACATCACCCCATCCGGCAATACGGGCGGAGCCGCCACGACACCGGCCACCGGCAGTACGGGCGGCTGCGGCAGCTCCTGCGTGACCATCCAGAGCGGACAGACCGTCAGCCAGTACTGGAGCGACTGGTGGAACGTGACCGTACCGTCCGGTGACCCGAACCGCGTGTACCCGGGCGACGTGGTCTGCCACAACGGAGGCACCACCGCCAACGGCGGGTCGCGCACGTACGTCGTGCAGTCCGGCGACTACCTGTCCGGCATCGCGCAGCGTCTCGGCATCAGCTGGACCCAGCTCACCGGATACCGTTCCGGCAACCCGTCGCTCATCTATCCGGGCGAGGTTCTGCGCTACTAGCACGGAAATCAATGGCGTCCGGCGTCATCACATGTGACGCCGGACGCCAATTCGACACCATCATCATTTGGAGAACATAATGTCTGACGAAACAGCAAACGAGAACACGAATAACACCGTAAAGCCTGTTGAGTCGGAGACCATCAAGGCGAATGCGGTGACGAGCGCGAAGCTCAAGGCGAACGAAGTCCGGTTCGAAACCCTTGCGCCGGGCGATGCCATCACAGCGGATTCCGACGCGACTCCATCCTGGCTCATCCCGAACGAGGTGTATGACGTGCTGAAGTGGGTGGGTCTGATTGCGCTGCCCGCGCTGGCCGTGTGCGTGCAGACCATCGGCACCGCCGCGGGCTGGACGGGCACCGACCTGACCGTCACCATCCTGACCGCCCTGGGTACCCTCGTCGGCGCACTCATCGGCGCCAGCACGATCAAAGCCAGACATTCGACACGGGAATAGCCTGCGTCATCGCATCACAGCGCCCCGCTCCACCCGCACACGCTGCGGGGGAGCGGGGCGCTTTTCGCGTTTCCGTACCGTCTGCGCGTCGTCGTGACCCCGTGCCCACTCTGTGCCCACATCTTGCCCACATTTTTCGGAAAACCCGAGTAAATCCGAGTAAACCGGAGGGCATCGAAGAGGTGGCGTGAGCCCTACTCCCGCTTAGCGAAAGAGCCGGTTCCCATTGATTCGGGAACCGGCTCAATCCGTGTCCGGAGCGGGACTTGAACCCGCACGCCTGTATAAAATAGGCACTAGCACCT